AGGAGGAATGAGAAATGCCATTACATCTTGATGAATTTCAAGGAGCAGAATTTCAAGGCTACGTGGAAAACGTACCACCGGCAAGAGTTTATCTATTAAGACGCTTCTTGCCACAGAAACCGACAAGTGACATTGATTTCACATACAACATCATTACTGGGAAATACGCACAGGCTGCGTCAATCACCGGCTTCAGTGCATCGGCGCCACTTCGTGACACGAAGGAACTGCAGAAAGCTTATGCTTCCGTTGCAAAGATTCAGCATATGTTCCGTTTGGACGAACGACAGATTTTGAAGTTCAACGCTCCTCGTAACGATGAAGAGAAGCGTCAGGCGGTGGATTATGTTTACCAAAACACGGATGATCTGATCGCTGGTGTGGATGATGTGGAAGAATTTCTGCGCGCTCAAGCGCTTTATCATGGCGTGCTGCAATATGACGACACAGAAAACGATGTTCATATCAACGTTGATTTTGGTGTGCCGGCAGAAAACAAGTTGACTGCAACGACACCATGGAGCCAAGTGCAGGAAGCATCACCATTGGACGACGTCACTGCTGCGGTTAATCAATTCAAGACGGAGAACCAGCGCAAGAAACCAGTTATCTTGCACCTAACAAGTGCCACTGAAGCGCTGCTGCTCAAAAACGATCAGATCAAATACCAAGTCTATGGCAACCCAACGGACAAACGATTGCTGACGAAACAAGACTTGGCAAACGTCTTCTCGTCTCTTGGACTGCCGCCTTATGAGATCAACGACGATGTCCTGAACCTCTACGGAACTGGCGAAATTGCACTTCTGGAAGACAGCAAGTTTGTCCTGCTCGGAGAGAATTTAGGCAGCACCATGATCGGGCCAACGGCTGAAAAGAATTTCCAGTCCGGCAAGTTCGTGAAGCCGAAGATCGAGGAAGATCCACCGCAGGAATCCGTTCGTGTTGGTGAAACGGCATTCCCGGCACTACAGAAACCGCAATCAATCGTTACAATGGGTGTTTGATTCTGAATAAAAATTGAGGAGTGGTCACATTGGCACTTTATTTTGCAAAAGCTTATCTTGTCGATCATGGCAAGATTGTTAAACCAGATGAAACATTGACTTTGGAAAAAGTACAGGCGGACAAGCTTGGTGAAAAGGTAAAGACGGCCACAGTTGCAGACCTTTCTAAGTTCAAACTGACTGATCTGCAGGCGATCGCAAAGGCTGGCAATGTTCAGGGTTACTCTGCTCTGAACAAAGATCAGTTGGTTGCAAAGTTGACCGGAACAGAGGTTCCAAAGGAAGAGAAAGAAGAAGTGACGGGCAAAGATCCTGCCGCTGAATCTGCAGAACCAAAAGCCTGATTAGAAAGCAGGTGATCACATGGATTTTAATTCCGTGGACCAGTATTTAAACAAGATGCACTTTGCTGATCTGTATAAGGCACTTGATCCTGACGGGCAACAGTCAATCATTTTTGAAGCCACTGAACTACTGAAAGATAAGTTCAGAGAATCACTTCTTACTGATCGGATTGTCGCCCTGCAGGTGAATTACATGCTTGAGGGTGAGAGTGAGGAATATGAGAAGCTGCGCCGGCATGGGATCACTGGGCTGTCTGCCAAAGACGTTTCAGTCAGCTTTGGTGAACAGAACGGTACAGCAACCGCGTATTCGCCGATCTGTCCTGATGTGCAGTCTCTGATTGGTAAGAACCGTGCAAGCGTAGGTGAGATCATATGAGACCGCCTATGCCGAAGTTAGCTGACGGTGTATTGACGCTCAAACAGCCGCAGAGAGATGGGAACGGCGAGCCAATGACTGATGATTACGCAAATCCATTAACAGTGGATCTACCTATCAAACAGGCTCGAATCCGACAGTCTACGAAGTTTATTCAAGCGAGAGACGGCCAGCAACATAAGTGTGTATTAGAGATTGATTTTCCACCCGAGATAGTGATGTCTGAGGGCGATGGCGCTGAATACCATCCATTAAGTGCTGCTAAGCAGACCGGCAAAATCATTTCAGTTAATGAATCTCTTAATCTCGCAGGGAACTGCGTTTATTTTAGGACGGCTTATGTCGAGTGATGGATTTGAAATCAAGTGGGATGGGCTTGATGAACTCCTAAAGCAACTTGACGGCTTTGAAGATGATTTGAAGCGCATCGCAAAGCAAGAGTATACAGAGTACGGTCAACTGGTCGAGGAGGGTGCGCAAGCACTTGCTCCACATGATTTAGGAGATTTAGAGGACAGTATTAATACAACAAAAGCAAGATTAAGTGGGAATTCTCTACAAGTTTCAGTGGGTTCAAACAAAAAATACGCTCTACGAAGACACGAGGAACCAAACAGAAAAGGCGTTCATACAAAATATGACAATGGCGCTCCGTTTAAAGGCTATTATGTTGACGGTCGTGGCGTAAGGACAAGGAGTAAGCCAAACTGGCGAGGCAAGGCACCGGGGCGTAAGTATCTGACGAATGCAATCAGCGCGACGCAATCCGATTACAGCAAAATGAATCAGCGAATATTAACACGAGCTCTGGGAGGCGATAAATTGTGATCCAGAGCTTTTTAATGCAACAAAGCAAGCTGATTTTGCCTGTACTTACTTGGTCAATTGACAATTACATAGCCGCGGATAATACCGGAACGATTTATTCCGAGGGGAGCGGTGATCCGGATCTGTACGATGTCAACATGCACTATCCGGAGTACATGGCTTATATTCGTTCATCAGACTTTGCTTATGCAGAGTTTGCGGCACGCGCGGTCTATGATCGTTTTCACAAGTTCCGTGACCAACAAGTGACGATCAGCAAGCAAATTAAAGGACAGGTAGTTGTTAAGCAATACCAAATTTATTTAATACAAGCGCTCAGTGAACCACTCCGAATCGGTGTCGATGACAATGGCATCATGGAGTGGTCTGTTAATTTCAGAGCGACTTTGAGGGAGGTTTCATAAATGGCAGACGATTTAACACAAAGTATTCCCTTTGGCCCATCCACTATTACGGTCGGAGAAGGAGCTGATGCGATTTCATTTGATGGGAAAACTTATTTGCAAGCTGCAGCCGGCGAAGTACAACTCACACCGCAATTTACAGACATTAGCGTAATTGATTTTGGCTCGTCTCCAATCGATCGTCGACTATCGGGTTATCAAGGGCATGTGCAACTGACAGCCGCGCAGGAGGATATTAAAATTCTTCAATTAGCTTTGGCGGCAACTGAACCTATCACGTCCACGGAAGGCGGTGAAACGGTTGGATTGATGGATTCAAAGATTGGCACATCACTGCGTAGCAAAGGCAAGAAAGTCACGGTTCATCCTCGCCAACTGGCTGCTGATGATCATTCACTGGATATCGTGCTGTACAAAGTGGCTTCTGATGGTGCGTTTACCAAGGCAATCGGAAATGCGCAATCAAGCTATCAAATCACGCTTGATATTATGCCGCGTGATAATTTTGACGCGGATAAGCCAGGCAATTTCTTTTACATCGGACCAACTGATCCGAATGTAGTAACACCTTGATTTTAGGACTCCTCGGAGTCCTTTTTCTTTTATTTTTTATCATCATGGGAGCTGAAAACATGGGCACAATTATTCAACTTAAAATCAAAGATGAATCAGGCAATATCAAAACACAAAATCATGAAATTGAAGAGATCAGGCTTGATCAATACATCGGCATGATGAAAGTCGTCAATGACATTTTGAAGGAATTGAAGGGCAATGAAGGGCTTATTGATTTGCTTAACTATGTTGGGGCAGGTGATGACGAGGATCCAGGTAAGAATCTTGATCAAGCTTTCGTCGTCAATATCATCAACTCTTTTGACGTACTCGCCGTGAGAATGCCTGAAAAGGCGATCAATTTGCTTAGCGTAGTCAGTGGAATTAATTCAGAAGCGCTTAACAAACAAACCATGACCACGATCATGGACGTTTATGATGCGGTGATCAGTGAAAACGACATTGAAAAGCTGATGAATAGGGCAAAAAAGTCCTTGGCGCTGACCAAAAGCAAGATCAAACTGAAAGCCTTCGTCAGCAAGCTGGCTCCAGCGCCGAAAGACACCGAACAGAAAGTGACACAAGTTTAAAAGAAGCAGTCATATATCGCTTGGCTCCATTACTTGGCGGACGATCAGATGTCCTGAAAACGCCGATGGTGGAGCTTTTTGAATATCTTGAATTAGAAACGAAGAAAGACAAAGCAAACGCTCGTGAGCAAGAATACGAGCGGTATTTTGCGTTCATTTCGCAATGTATGGCATCGCCCTATGCAGATCCGGACAAACGAGAGGAGTTCCGTCAATCGGTGATGCCGCGTGAAGCTAATGATCGCCAAAAGGTCGAACAGAAATGGAACTTTGAACTGCTCGAAAAGCTGAAATCCAAACAGAAGGGAGGGGGAAAACCACATGGCAACAGTTGAAGAACTTCGCGCCAATTTTACCGCAACGTTTGGCGGAATGACAGCCGGTATTCGGACGATTCGGCAGGCTTTGCAAGGCATTGGGCAATCGAGTGAAGAAGCGTCTCAGAAATCCAATCGCGTGTTTAAAAGTTTGGGGAGTACGTTGGATAATCTTCAAGCCGAGTTGAAAAAGACCGGCAAGCAAAACGAGTTTAAAGACCTGAACACGTCGATTGAGAAGGCGCAGAAGGAGCTCAAAGAGACCGGTCAAGTCAGCGAACAGTCTATGAAACAACTGCAAACAGCCGTCCAACAATCCAAAACAAAGCTAGGAACTTTAGGCGATGATGGCAAGAAGAATATGCAGCAGTTCGCGCCGATCTTGGAGAAGGTTGATAAACAACTTGAACAGTTGGGCGTAAAAAACGGTCTCGATCAATTGACGGAAGATCAGAAAAAAGCTGAACTGCAAACGAAAAAGTTGTCCGAAGTGATCGACGATCAAAACAAAAAGCTGAATGACGAAAATCAGCGTTATAAAGATTTATCGTCGGGTATTCTTGGTACAGGGTCTAAAACGCAGCAATTGAGGGATAAAGCGGAGCATTTAAGTAACGTGCTAAAGATTCAGGGCGACACCGTTGATGTGCTTCGAGAGAAATACAACGATTCAGTAACGTCAATTGGTAAAAATGCCGATGAGACCAAGCGGTTAGAAAGTGCCTTGAATCGCGCTTCTGATAGCATGAAAAACACGGAGAATGATCTAAAACAGACTAACGCAACAATCTCTGCTCAGTCCACTCTTTGGGGCCGTATGAATACACGATTAGGTGATGCAAAACAAAGATTTCAAAGCCTTGAAGACTCCGGTAGTACCGTGGCAAGGACATTTGGAATTGCGACTGCAGTTATTGGCGGAGGACTTGGGCTGACCGTTAAAAAGGCAGCTGATTTTGAACAAGCGATGTCCAATGCTAAGTCTGTTATGGATCCGGCCGATGTGAAAAAATATAGTAGTGCTCTTGAACAATTGGCAATTACAGCCGGAAGCAAAACGGTATATAGTGCCACAGAAGCAGCGGAAGCTATCGGCGAACTTCAGAAAGCCGGCGTTTCTACTTCCCAAATTATGCATGGCGCACTATATGGCTCATTAAACCTTGCCACTGCTGGCGAACTTGACCTGAAAGACGCAGCAGAAATTGCATCAACTGCACTGAATGCATTCAAAAAAGACAATTTAAGTGTTGCGAAAGCGGCGGATATTTTATCTGGTGCAGCTAACGCTAGTGCCACAGACGTTGGAGAATTAAAGTTCTCTCTTTCAATGGTATCTGGTGTCGCTTCGTTAGCTGGAATGTCCTTTAAAGATACGGCAACGGCACTTGCCGTGTTTGCTCAGCACTCAATGAAGGGCAGCGATGCCGGTACATCATTAAAGACGATGCTCTTAAATATGCATCCTCAAACTGAAGCGGCGGCAAACGAATTTGAGCGATTGGGATTATTGACATTCGATGCATCTCAAGCAATGACCCTGTTGCGTGCACATGGCATCAAGCCTCTTTCCGATGATCAGGATAAGCTTATGGATCAAATAACCAAGTTATCAGTAAAGATGTCCGGTGCAAAGGAAGGCACAAAGAAACAAGAGAAAGCATTCAAAGATCTAACAATGCAATCAGGCGCTTTACACTCAGCGTTTTACAATCAGCATGGTGATTTAAAAAATCTTGATGACATTGCTCAACTTCTTACCACCCACATGAAGGACATGACTTCTGAGCAACTGACTAATTCTTTTAGAACAATGTTCGGTGGGGATGCCATCCGTGGCGCTGGCTATTTATTTCAAGAGGGCGCTAAAGGTGTCGATAAGATGGCGGCCAGCATGGATAAGATCAAAGCGGCCGACGTCGCCAAGCAAAAGCTGGATAATTTTAAAGGCTCAATTGAACAACTAAATGGTTCTGTAGAAACTGCAGCGATCTCATTTGGTTCAGCTCTAATTCCTGCTTTAAAAATTGTAACCAGCGTAGTGCAGAGAGCAGTTGATGGATTTAATTCTCTACCTGAACCTGTTCAGCATTTCATTGCTATTGGCGCTGGTTTAATAGCGGCTGTCTTGGGGGCGATTACTGCTTTTGGCCTTTTGGCAATGGGTGTCACAGCCGGAATAAGGGGACTACACTCTTTTACCGATATGATAGTTAAGTTTCGCGTCCAAGCATTATTAAGCAGCAAGTCAGCAAAGACTTTTGGTGCCAGTGCTGCAACAGCAGGGGCTGCAATGGATACTGCAGGTGCAGGAGTTGGAAGAGCAAGCGGAAAGATCAAAGGCTTACACGGTATTCTCGGTCTTGCCGGAGGTGCGCTAATGATCTTCGGTGGAAAGTGGGGCATGATTTCGGGAATAGTTATGAATTTCTTACCTGAAATTATGAATGTTGGTAAGGGTATTCTTTCATTTGCTCGTGTGGCACTTACTGGCGGAGCGGCAGCAGAAGGACTGGCAGGCGGCCTTGGTGGTACAGCGACTATACTCGAAATACTCGGTGGGCCGATCGGTTGGACGATTCTTGCAATTACCACTCTGGCGACTGCTTTTTATCTTGCTTATAAGAACATCAAGCCATTCCACGATTGGGTTGACAGGACGGCATCATCTTTAAAAGACGGTTTTGTGGGCGCAGTAAACAAAGTCAAAGATTTCTTTCAGCCGATGATCAAAACGACTATTGAGTGGGGTAAAAGCGTTGATAAAGCAACGCAAACTGCTCTCAATGGATACGTCAAACTGTCAGATCAAGCACAAAGGAAGCTTGAAGAACTTGTGATTACCGGTAAAAAGGTTGGGAAACAAGATGTTGCCAACTTAGTTAAGCCATACAAGCAAATGGCTGATCAGATCATTGGACATTTTGAACGTATGGATAAACAATCTGAGAATGCATTGGCGGCACTAAGGAAAGCGAACAAGAAAGAATACGAGCAAATCAAGAAAGACGCTCAGTCAGGTACTGAAAAGAAAGAAAAAGCCGTCCGTGATATTGAGGGACAGATTGAAAATATCTATAAAGATGCAGCCAAGAATCATCGCTCAATCACAGCAGATGAGCAGGATAAAATCAATAAACTGCAGTCGAAAATGAATACCTACGCCGTGCAGTCTATGACTAGATCCCAAAAACAACAGGAAATTATCCTTGGCAAATTAAGAGATCATGCAAGCAACCTTTCTGCAGATCAGGCGGCTGCTGTAGTCCGTAATGCTAAGAAACAAGAAGAGCAGACGATTAGCCATGCGAACAGCCAGTATAAGGGCGTTGTAAAAAACGCAAATAGCCAGTATAAGAGTGCCAAGAAGTGGGCGGATCAACAATACTATGCGTTGCATAATATTTCAAAGGATCAATACGATGCTGTAGTTGGTTCCGCGAGAGATCAACGAGATAGCACAATCAGCGCTGCTAAGAAGCAACGTGATAGAGTGGTTGATCATGCTAAAAGCATGCAGTCGAACGTTGTTAAGCAAGCCAAGAAACAGGCGCATGGTCATGCGGATCAAGTGGACTGGGAAACTGGCAAAGTGCTCAGTAAGTGGGATAAATTCACTGGTAGCTTCGCTCATATTTTGAATGACGTTTCCGGATTCTTTAATAAGATGTTCTCCAAAATCGGATTAAAGAGCCTAAAGATTCCGATGTGGAAGCCAGCTGGCTATGCAAAGGGAACAAAAGGTACGCAGAAGGACGAAGTAGCTCTGACAGGTGAGGAAGGATTTGAACTTGCACATACGCCAGGTCATGGCGTTTACGCTGTAGGGCAAAAAGGTCCAGAGATGCGATTCCTGCCAAAAGGAACTTCAATTTTACCGCATAAAAAGTCAGTTGACCTGCTGAGCACACTTGGCATCAAAGGCTATGCTTCTGGCGTCGGCGATTTCTTCTCGGGGCTTTGGGATCAGGTCAAAGGCGGAGTTTCTTCTGCTGTTGATTTACTATCATCTCCTAAAAAGATGATTAGTTGGATATCTGACAAAGTGGGACTATCTGACTTCCAAAATAGTCAAAAGGATTCACCAGCCATTCATGGTCTGTCTGTTCAGTTACCTAAAAATATTTTTAAGGGTATAGAGGACAAGCTAAAGGATCTATTCGTTTCAAACCCTGTAGGCTCAGGTACTAAACAATGGATCCCGATTATCAAAAAAGCAGCGGCTTTATCCGATGTTGACCTGGATTCAGGCGGACTTTCAGCGATTCTCAAACGAATTCAGAAAGAATCAGGGGGAAACGCAACGGTTATGCAGAAGATCGTTGACATTAACTCTCTGCGTGGTCACCCTGCACAAGGCTTGTTGCAATATATTCCTTCAACGTTTAAGGCGTGGGCACGAACAGGGTATGGGAATATCTTAAACGGGTTCCATCAGCTGTTGGCGATGTTTAACGATTCAAACTGGCTACGTGATATTCAGATGCCAGGCGGCTGGGGCCCAACTGGACACAGGCGGTTTGAGCATGGCGGATGGAATTTTATGCACACCATGGCTGAGCTTTCAGAAGGTAACAAGGCAGAAGTGATCTTGCCGGTCGAGAACAAAAATCGGACACTGGACTTGATGGCTCAGGTGCTGAGTACTTATGGGCCAGGCAAGTTAACTGGCGAAGCAAATACTTCGAGTGATCAAACAACAAAATATCAACTAAGCGTCCTAGAATTGCTTCAAAAAATCGTTGATAGCAATGGTAAGGACGTTTTTATTGATGGTCAAAAGATCACCGATTATATCGCTCAGCAACTTTCTTTCAATGCTAGGCGAAAGAAGGCGTTTTAAATGGAAACATATTTTACGTTTGATGGAATTCGATCAATTGACAAAGGGTTGCGTATTCAAAGCATACCGCAAATGACTGGAGCTGATCGAGATGTAACCTTTCAATCGGTTCCGGGACGAAAAAACGGTGACTTGATTTTGGATAACGACCGCTTCACAAATTATAACCAGGAATACGATTGTTGGGCGGATCCGGTAGATGGTCAGTCGTTATTTGATCTAGCGCGAGATGTTCAGGCGTGGCTTCAAATTCCTACCACTTACAAGAAACTGATTGATAGCCGCGATCCTAATTATTATCGTGAAGCTATTTGTGTGACGAATATGGCTTTAGCACCGACCTTAATTAACTTTGGTCAAGCCAAGGCAATTTTTAATTGCAAACCTTTCCGAAAACTGATTGATGGAGATACGATCAAAACGCTCACTTCTGCAGGTACTTTGACAAACCCCGAGCAGTGGGAAGCTTTGCCTTACATCAAGATTACCGGAAGTGGTTCGGTAGCTCTAAAAATTAATGACCAAACAATAAATTTAACGATTGGTGATTATCTTGAAATCGATACTGAATTGCAATCTTGCTTTCGCGGAACGCAACTAGCGAATAATCAATATTTGTCCGATTTTTTCCCGGTCATGAATGTCGGTGAGAGTCAAATCAGTTGGACTGGATCTGTTTCTAAAGTCGAAATAAAACCGAGGTGGAGAACGCTATGACACCAGTACTTTATTCAGCAGGAGAAACACAATTTAATCATATGGGTATCGGTACACTCGCGGATTCTATCTCGGCACATGCGACTGAGGAACGGAACGGAGCTTTTGAACTGGAGTTTGGTTATCCGGTAAACGGGCCGCTTTTTAATGAGCTGCAGAAAGATCGCATTATAAAGGCAAAGAGTAATGACGATGCCAACATGGATCCGCAGCTGTTTCGGATCTACTACATTAGCAAACCGATCAATGGGCAGTGCCAGTATAAAGCTGAACATGTCAGCTACGAGTTGGGGAAGAATCCGATTACAAGTGTGAATGTGACTGGTACCGCACAGCAATTTATGAATGCGGTGCTTGCGAATACGCTATTCCCACACCGGTTCACAGCGATCTCAGACGACCCAACCACTTCGAGCAGTAACTTAATTCGTGTCTCGGCACGTGAAGCATTCGGCGGTACAACCGGCAGCCTGATCCAAATATGGGGCGGCGAGCTGACTTTTGATAATTGGTTAATTCGGCACTCTCTGAATCGTGGTACCGATACCGGAATCATTGTCGGCTATGGAAAGAACTTGACGGATCTCAACCAAGAGGAAGCCATAGACACAGCGTACACAAGCATCTACCCGTACGCGACGATCCAGGTACCGACTGGTGAAGGTGACGACACGACAACCACCGATCAAGTGATTGAGTTGCCTGAAAAAAAGGTTGAGAGCCAATATGTAGGAAACTATGCATATGGTCGCTGTCTGCCGGTTGATTTGTCGGGCGATGATGTGACCGATGAAGCATCACTTAGAGCAAAGGCGCAGCAGTACATCGTCAGCAATGACATTGGCAAGCCTACTGTTAATCTGACTGTCAGCTTTATCAATTTGTGGCAGACGGAAGAGTACAAGAGCATTGCTCCGCTTGAACATATCAATCTGTGCGATTACGTCACGGTACGATTTAAGAAACTCGGTGTAGATGTCAAGGCGAAGGTTATCAAAACGGACTATGATGTGCTAGCAGAGCGGTATTTATCAGTCGAGCTTGGCGATCCGAAGTCTAATCTTGCAGACGACATCAACGGCATGCAGTCCAGTATCGCAGATGTATCTTCAACCGCAAACCAAGCGGCGAAAACATCGGGCTACGCTTTAATACAAGCAAATGGAAAGAACAGGAACTTCTACTCTGAAACTTTTCCCACTGAGGGTATGATCAAGAACGATATCCTGTTTATGAAAGTAAACGGCCAATATCTTAAGAAATACCATTATGACGGCATACAGTGGGTGCTCGATGTTAGTGCTGACGCTAACGATGCTTTAGAAGCCGCCAATCAGGCAATGGAGTCAGCTAACGGCAAAACCAAAGTATTTAGGCAAGCTGCCGAACCCACTGGAGAACTACAGGATAATTATATTTGGTTTAGGGATAACCCAGATGGCACTATTACTCAGTTTACCTATAAAAACGGCGAGTGGTCTGACCCACAATTGGCAGGCGTCAAAGCCGCGCAGGATCAAGCCAATACCGCAGTAGCCACAGCTCAAACGGCAGCGCAGGATGCGGCAACCGGAATCACTATTGCCAACGCTGCCAATAGTGCGGCTAGTGCGGCTCAACAGACGGCGAGCGATGCTTATAATCAAGCGAGTACAGCGGAGACTAATGCACAAACGGCGATAAATAACGCATCAAGCGCTCTAAGCGCTGCGAATGCCGCGAATGCCAATGCGAATACGCGTGAGAAGTCAATCATCAAGTCGTCTACTGCTCCAAGTAGTCCAGTTACTGACCAGTTGTGGATTGACACATCAACTACACCACAATTGATGAAACGATGGTCAGGCTCAGTTTGGATTACCCTGTCACCGACACAAGCAAGTCAGATTGGCGCGGTCAGTACAACGACCTATACAACCGACATCACGAACATTAACAATACATTGAGCCAAAAGGCGAGTGTATCGACGGTTAATACGCTGACTGGTAGAGTGGACACGGCAGAAACAAATATCGCCCAAAATGCTAATGCAATTGCATTAAAGGCAAGTCAATCGAGCGTTGATACCCTGACAGGTCGCGTCTCAACCGCTGAAACGAATATAACAGCCAATGCTACAGCTATTACGAGTAAAGCAAATCAGTCAACCGTCGATACCATTACGGGGCGTGTCAGCACAGCAGAGTCTACAATAACACAACAAGTGGATCAAATAGCGGCTAGAATTACAACGGTTAATGCTGATGCCAAGTATGCGACACAGACGGCGTTGATGGCGACGAGTAGCAGTTTGACGAGCAGTATAGCATCAATAAATAACAGTGATCTTACAAATATATGTAAAAATCCTAATTTTGATAATGGTTCGTCTGAGGGATGGTATGGGGTAACAACATCTACCGGAAATATCAACGTTCCAACTGTATATTATGGTGTAACTGCACAAAGGGACGCATTTAGTGGGGATTTATTCCCTGTCAATGAAGGCGACGGTATTTCAGTTTCTGTGTTTTGCTGGTCAGATCATCAAGCTCATAGGTTTTCAATCGGGCTTATAGCGCTTGATAAAAATAAGCAACTAATCAGTTTTATAACTGGTGCAACAAATGCTGATGGATCAGGAAAAAAAATTGATGGGGTAGTGACTATACCAGCTGGATGCGCTTATGCACGGATATGGATTCAAATTGAGGCTTTTGATAACTTTGAAAACTGGTATTTTACACAAGTCAGAGTTAGTAGAGCCGCTACAGCTGTTCAATTTTCTCAACTTCAGCAAACAGTTGATGGGATATCCACTACAGTATCTAATAAGGTGGATACAAGTGCGTACAACAGTTATGTCAGTCAGACAGCTACAACTATATCTACCTTGTTGACTAAGACAGATGCTGCTGGGACTTATGCTACCCAAAGTAGTTTGACGAGTACGGCGTCATCTCTGCAAACTAGTATCAACGCCAAAGTAAGCACGGACACTTACAACAGCAAGATTAGTCAACTTAGTAATGATATCAATTTTCGTGTTAGCAAAAACGATGTGGTCAATCAGATTAACATTTCGACCGAATCCATACTTATTACGGGAAACAAAGTTCACATTACCGGTCAAACGACGATCGATAATGCAGTGATCACAAATGCCATGATCGCATCAATCGACATTGGCAAAGCGACAACAGGAACGCTCGACGCAAATCGTATTGGTGCAAAAACAATCACGGTGGACAAACTGGATGTTGCGAATCTCGCGGCTATTACTGCTGACCTCGGCTGGGTGACAGCGGGTACACTAAACGCGGTTAATATTAATGGAGGTCATATTGAGGGAGCATCCTATCGTTTTCAGACTGGTGCACAATCTCAGTACTTCGATGGCAATGGTGCTGACTTTTATAACTCAGATACTGGTGATCAAATTCATTTAAGCACCGTTTTAAATGTTCGAAATAATGGTGATCTAAAAATGGTTATGGATAGTTCAGGTCTATGGTCATCATATTTGTACGATAACACAAGCACTAACCACACTGTTCAGGGCGGTTCTTGGTTTAACGTTACTCGTGATGGTACCGCAAATATCCATCTACGCCACCAAGAAGATATTATAAATGGCGCTCCTGTCTCATTCAGTGAAGTTTATTTGGATCCAGTTAACGGGCTATACATGACCGGCGATTGCGTGACGGGTCATAGAATCGCATTTTTTGATGACGGGGGAACGGGTATAAGACACACTGATCAGTATTCATTCGATCTCATAAGCAATGGGGATGTAAGAGTAGGGATTCACACCGCCTATGTCTTAATTGGAACGCATCTAGAGGTTGACGGTGACGCCTCAGCAAACGCGTGGAATATCAATTCGCTTGAAGCATTGAAAACAGACATAAATGAATATAATGATAGCGCTTTGTCCGTAGTTAATAATACGGGCATCTATTTTTATAAATATAAATCTGATGTTGAAAAAGGAGTTATTAATGATCATATTGGGCCGATCATCGGATCTGGCTATGATTTACCTGATAGCCTGCTATCACCGGATAAAAAGCATGTTGATGACCACTCGGCGGTATTCACGGCGTTTAAAGCAATCCAAGAATTATCAGCTTTGCATCAACAAGACATTCTGAAAATCGCAGATTTAGAATCGCGGCTCTCTGTAGCCGAATCAAAAATTGCATCATTAATGGAGGCAGCATAATGGAAATCAAAATTGAAAATCAGAAACTCGCACCGGCTATTAATCTACTATTTGGACTTAGCTTGAAAGGGAAACAGTCTCGACACCGTAGCAAGTTTGTGCGGCTCTTGCAGACGAAACTGCAGGAGTTTGCCGATGACGAGAAGCAGCTACGGAAGGAGGAGTGCAATCTTGACGAAAACGAAGAGCCGAAGACGTTTGTGAAAAACGGCGTCGAAATGCTTGATGTCAAGGATTTAGAACATTTTAAGAAAGCAAAGGACGAGCTGTACAAAGAAGAAGTGGTGATCACAGGCGCGGATAAGGAAACGACGTTGCAGACGGTACGGAAAGTGCTCGATAACCTGGATAAGGAACTGAGTAATCAAGATGCGGATGTGTATGATTACCTGCTGGATCAGTTTGAAGCGGCAGATGAAGCTGAATAAAAAAATATTGGTCAACCGGCGCCCTCTTGGACGCTTTTTTAATACAAAATTTTAGGAGGAATCATCCATGGATTTTCTTATTCAAACATACAATTTCAACCGACCTGTAGGACAAACAACCGGTGACTATGATTCGGTTAATCTCAGTGTGATCACCGCATCGTCTACAACCTTGTATTTCAATAAAACAGTTCAGATCTCAAAAGATGAATGGGAAGCAGCACGCGTATCCGATAGTGCGCTTTCCGAGCTGATCAAATCAAAAGCCATCGCATCGATGAATGATGAGGCGTTAGTGATTGCATTTGGTCCGGTTAACGAAAACAGCACAACTGGTAAAGCCAGCATCAATTTCAATACCAGTGGCACGGATTTTAACTTTAATGGCTATGTTCAGACAACAATCGAAGCATGGCGTGCAGCTCGCGCTTCGGACGAACAGATTTCTGCGCTGATTAAGCAGGCGGTGATTGATCAACTGAACGGGACGACGACACAAGTATAATTTATCTAAAAAAAGTCAGACAAGTGACCGATAATAGGGATGAATTAAGTCCGGAGAGAAGGTCATGGATATGAAAAGAATAATTCATTCCGCTGCCATTGGAGCAGCAGCTTTTGTACTTGCTTTTTTGTTTAGCTTTCCACAGACAATTCAAGCAGCATCTCTGCATACCAGTTTTTACGCGCATACCATTAAAACAGCTGTTTATCATTATAGTCGCAGTGGTAAAAGCAAAGTACGAGGGCATATTGTAAACCACAAAGCGCTGCGTGTCAACTCGTACTATAAAGGCTGGTACAAGGTAATTTGGGGAAAACGGTATGTTTGGATTTATAAGAAGTATATCAGGAAGGGCAAAAATTCTGCCTCCCTTAAGTACCAATACGATGCACATACAATTCAACAAGCACCTTACCAAAGCAGTAACAGTGAGACCAGCCAGATACTCGGGTATATTGACCAAAACACGGATCTTTTAATATTCAAATACTCCGGTGGATGGTATACGATCAAGTGGGAAAATAAATATGTTTACGTAAACGATAAGTATGTGATAAAAGGAGAATATATTGCGCCAAAACTAAATGGGAGCGTGATTCATGGGGAAGATTACGATACCATCATTCTCCCTGATGGAGGTAAGTTTCAGGAATATCCGGATGGCTCATTCTTTACCCCAGATCCAAGCGATGGAGGTAGTCAGGAGTCAAAAGCATTACAAGTAGCACAAGCTCAAGCAATACAATTAGGAACTGGGAACATTATAAATAACCAAGATGGATCTTATACTGTAATCGTACCCAAAACATTGATAGAAGAGGAAGCTAAAAATCAAGGCGGAAAGATGATTACCTATTCAGATGGTTCATATGCAATAAGTTATCCAAATATAAAGCAGGATGATGGATCTTTGTCTTATCCTGATTTGACTGTGAGAATAGATGTACCAAAAGAAGGAGGAAACTACTACATTGCAAGTGTAAGTGTTGTTTGGCCGAAAGGCTTTTAAACTGACATGATTAATATCTCATGCAGAAATATAAAAACGAAGAGACCCTTCTGGGTCTTTTTATTTTGCCTAAAAGGGGAGGTGATGCCCCAGAAATAGGGTGTTTTGTACTACTTAAAAGGTTTACCGCCTAGTCGATAAATAAAATGATCAAAGAACTTAATCCCCTTGAAGGATCCACAAAGTGGGTCCCTTTTTTATGTTCAAATATGGAGGCGAACAAATGAACAAATACGAATTTATCTATAGAGCTGCAGCTGCATTTATCGGAGCGGTGACCGGCTATCTGTATGGAGGGTGGTCACCGTTGATCAGAATATTAATTGCATTTGTGATTATTGATTATGCATCAGGTCTGCTTGCCGCGGCATACGGAGGAAACTTATCAAGCAAAGTAGGATTCAGGGGCATCGCCAAAAAGGTGATGCTCTTTTTCGTGGTCGCAGTTGCGCATCTCTGTGATCAGGCGGTGGGTGTAGACCAGGTTTTAATGACAGCAGTGATTTATTTCTACCTAGCAAACGAACTACTGTCCATCTTGGAAAACGCTGGCCGTACTGGATTACCGGTACCGGATCAAATCAAAAATATGGTCTCAATCTTAAAAGGAAAAGGTGATAAAAAATGACAGAGATTAAAGGCATCGATGTTAGTCATTATCAGAATGATCGCGGAGCAATCGATTTTGGAAAGGTGAAAGCATCCGGTTACGGTTTTGCAGTCGTCAAAGCTACAGAGGGGAGCGAAGCAGGATCGAAATATTTAGATCCGTACTTTAAGCAAAACGTTGAGGCGGCAAATGCTGCGGGGCTGACATCGCACGCCTATCATTTCTTCCGCGGCGTATCGGAAGCTGATGCACGAGCAGAAGCGCAGTGGTTCCTGAAAAATCTTCATGGTATTGACGTGAAAGGATATCTTTTTGTTGATGTCGAGTATGCAAAATTGACCTCAGATAAAGGGAAACTAACAAGTTACGTAAATGAATTCCTGGACGAACTTGCTAAAAATGGCTTTACGAAGCTTGGCATCTATTCCGGAAAATCATTTTTCGAGAGTAGATTGAATGAGCAAGATCTTCGACCAGGCACCCTCAAATGGATTGCCCGCTATAATAATGTACTCGGTCGGGATGCTGATATTTGGCAGCATTCTTCCAAAGAGTCAGTCTCTGGAATCATTGGTGCAGTTGATGTAAATATCGCCTACACGGATGCGGTTCTGTCCACTGATAGCGCGTCAAATAAGGAAAGCAAACCAGCTGCAGTTAAACTGGTAGCTTCCAAAACATTAAAGCCTGCGAAATCAAAACCAAAGGCATCTGTATCTGTTCTGAAAAAGGGTGACCGTGGAGCTGCAGTTCTCACCATGCAAAAAAAGCTGGCCAGTATTTTCTTTTATCCTGACAAGGGTGCAAAGGACAATGGCTGCGATGGGGTATATGGACCGAAAACAGAAGACACAGTTCGACGCTTCCAATCGACGCATGGTTTGACTGCTGACGGTATTTACGGACCGAAGACGGCTGCGGCTCTTGAAAAAGCTATTGCCGCGCAGAAGAAGAAACCGGCTGCCAAAAAGAAAGCAGTTCATTCGGTGCATGTCGTTGAAAAAGGCGATACACTGTGGGACATCGCGCAAGACAAGCATACGACGGTTCAGCAGTTGATGAACCTTAACCACCTGAACAACGACACTATTTATCCTGGACAAAAAATCAAATATTAAGGGAGAGATTCACATGCTACAGCAAATTTTATCCGCAGGACTTACAGATACAGTCAAAGCAGTTGTCACCGTCGCCGGTGGATTTTTTGTTATCTACATTAAACATCATATTGACCTGGCAAAACTTAAGAAAGCGCAGGCATATGTCGAAAGTAAACCGGCTCTTGAAAAACTTGTGCAGGATGTTGGTGCCGCGGCAAAGGAAGTGCTGACTTCTCCGGAGACGATCGATAAGGGCGCAGGAATAATCGCTGCAGCTGCTCAAAAGCAGGGATTTAATGTAGACAAAGCAACAGTGGCCAAACTATTGCACGAGGTTGAAACTGCTGGTGCAGCAGATCTTAAAGAAGTTGCTCAGGAAGTTCAACAAACGGTACCAGGAAGCGTAGCTGTTCAGTCACCAATTACCGCGCAAAAGGCATAAAATAATGAAATAAGCCCGCTTAGCGGGCATACATAATTAATCGTTTAAAATAAAAAAGTTGGGCATAATTAACAAAGAAAATAAACAAGGGGGCGTATATTTGTGGGATTTTTTTGGTCAATAATTATTGGCGGGTTACTTGGATGGTTAGCAAGTTTGATTACAAAACGAGATATTCCTGGAGGAATCTTTGGCAATATTGTCGCTGGATTTATTGGCTCTTGGATTGGATCTTTTATTCTTGGTAAATGGGGTCCTGAAATCGGAGGATTTTATATTATTCCTGCAATAGTCGGTTCAGTGATACTAATTTTACTTTTTAGCTTGATTACGAATAGATCGAGAAGAAACAAAGCCTAAACAACTCATTCATATAAGAAGAGCCCTCTTGCCATTATCAACAAGGGGGGCTTTTTGTTTCTATTAATACGGTCCGTAATACGGGTAATACGGGTAATACGGGTAAGGATAGAAAAACGGAGGTAAAAATAAGTAATAAGGAAAACGGAATCGGCGGAATCGACGAAACCTTGGTCTGTATCCAGGACCATAGTCATAAAATTGTCTTTCGTCTCCATCCACATCCTCTGGAATCAACATGGTCACGCTTTGATCATCCATGTCCTCAATAATTCCTTCTTTTTTCGATCCATCCTTCATTTGAGCAATGACATGATAATTCATATACTTTTTACAAAT